GTGCGGGTTCGTACTCGGGTGGGGGTTGCTGCTTGCGCAACTGTTTGTGCAGTCGGTCTAACAGCTTACCATCGACCCGCGTGAACGGCCACTGGGTTTTCACCTGTTCTTGTGGATCAGGCTTGCTTTGCTTTCTCGCTTTCTTCTCGTGCACGGTGCTCCCTGTCTCTGGCCAGCGCCAGCGTTAAACGATTGGGGTATTTGTTTTCCCACATGATGCGGTTGATAGCGACTCCGACGGCGCGTGGTGTTATGCCCAGCCGCCGAGCCACAAGGTCTGTCTCTCCCAGCTCAACGAGCGCGTCGAGCAATTGCGCTTGGCGTTTAGTTAGCTTTAGTAGTTTTGCCACAAAGCCTGTCCTCCAAGTCTTTGCGCCTGCGCCATGCGTCGTGGTGCTGCCGCAGCAGCCTGCGTTTGCTCTCATCAAACTTGCTTTGCTTGGGGCTGAAGTCCGTCGGCCTGTGTGGGGCCAACAATGCCTCGCGTATGGCTTGTGCGTTAGCGCCTATGAGTCCAGCGTACTTGGTGAACGTGCTGTCAGCACCGAAGAGCCAGTCGATGGCCGCGTTTGCTTCCGCTCCTGAGCTCTGTCTGTTCGACGCGTCGTCGATAGCTTGCGCTATGACGGCAGCAAGCAGCCGTGCACAAGCCACGGTCTGTGGGTGTGCGTCGTCGTGTGTTGAGATGAAGTCAATCATTTGTTTCCTTTACTCCAAAGGCTTTGCGGATCAGGTCCGCAGAATGGAACGGCTCGGCTTCGTATGCGATCTCTGCGCAGCGGTCTGCGACGATGGCGGCGAAGCGTTCAAGCTCTTCAATTCCATCAGCAGTCCAGTATGCGTTGTCGTCTTCGGGTGACGACGAAAGCCCAGCCTCCCGCGCTATGCGGATGATGTCTTCTTTCATGATGCATACCCATCTGTAATGACTTTGTTCTTCGCCTCCTCCAGCGCACCGATCAGGGTAAGCCGGTCAGGCACTGTCGATGTTTTGATCTTGAACTGGCCCCGGTCTTTCCAGAAGCACAGCACGATCACAGAATCTGGCAACTCGTCAATTGCCTCGTTCAGCACCACCTTGGCCTGCACCTTGTGGTGGTCAGGGATGGTCAGGGTTTTGAGTTTGCTCATGCTTGCCCCCTTGCTCGGATAGCTTTGTAGCAATCTTCCGCGTCAGGTTTGTTTGGCTCATTCTCTTCGGGCGAGTCCAACCATTCGTGCCACATGCGCTCACACACTTTCGCACACGCCTCACGCTCGGCTTCAACGGCTGCCTTCACCGCCGCCTCAAGCTCGGATCGGTAGCACAGGGTGTCGTCGTCATCTTTGGTCATGCTTACCCCCTTGCCTTGAGCATGGCGTCAGCCATCATGTACGCGACTGATGCCGTGTAATCTGAAGCGTCCATACCAACATCCTCTCCTGCACCATCACGCCAATCGGGGCAACTGATCAGCCCCTGCATCGCCTTGGCCGCGAAGTAGTCGCGCAGGGTCATGCCCGCCGTCACCGGTTGGTGCAGGTGCTCAATGGTGTGTGGGAAAGCAAATTCTTCATCCATGATTCTTCTCCTTGAGGATTGACTCGGCGCTTGTCGCGGCCTGAAGTTTGGTCAGGCAGGATTGGTTAATCGCCGAGAAGTCTTTCTCTGTCAGCCCGACCCACTGGCGCTGTGCTGGTTGCTTCTCAGCTTGCTCAATGGCGGCGCGGAGGGCGGCTCTTGCTACGTTTACCTGCTCCCACGAATAGGCGTCCAGCGCATCCAGCGCCTGACGCATTGTTTCGATGCTCATTTCTTCTCCCTTGCGTGTCGCTCCAATGTCTTCTTGTGTACCGGCATCACCGGCATCTCAACCACCATATCCTTGGGCGCTGCGCTCAGGTATGGCGCTGTTCGTTCGCTGTACGGGGTACTGGGCTCAATACCCTTCTTGCGCTGCTCGTTAACGTGGCGCGTCATCTGGTATGAGTTGCGCCGCGCTTTCTCCAGATCACGCATGCTGATCTGGGGCTTGTAGTTTCTCCAGTCGAACGGGTCGTTCACGCCTTGGCCCCAAAGATTTTGTGCAGCTCGTCGTAGAGCGAGCGGGCCTGCTTGATGGGCAGCGTCGAGAGGATGTACTCGACATCGTTGGAGACAACCACAGGGGCCGACACAGGGGCCGACACAGGCGCTGGTGCTGACACCAAGGTAGTAACGGGCTGCAGCGCGGCAATGCCTTCGCTCTTTGGTTCAGTTGCTTTCACTACGGGTTTCGCTACGGGCTTGGCGGCCTTCTTGGCCACGGTCTTCTTGTTCACCGCCAGTTTGAACACCTGCTTGATCGGCACATACTCCTTGGCCGTGGCGTGGTACGTACCATCTGCTAGCCGTGCGATCTGCCCTGAGCGGCGAAGCTGGCTGATGAGGGCAGTCACCGAGCTGTCTTTGAACCCTTTGTCGATCAGCTTGTGCTTGACCTCGTTGTGGTGCAGACCTGGGTTGTCGCGCACAAAGTCGAAGGTGGCGCGTGATACGTTGGTGGTGATGGGGAAGGTAGCTGAAGTCATGGTTTGTTTCTCCTGGGGTTGCGGTTGTGATTGGGTTACGGGCTGGTCATCTTTGGCCCACTCGTCGAGTACTTTGCTCAACGCTGTTTGAAGGTCAGGCATGGCTCTCTCCTTTACGCTCTATGTGTTTTGCCAGAAGCCAGCGGTCACCAAGTGAGCGCACAGAGCGCACCCACTTGAGCTGGTTGGTACGGTTGACCTCGCGTGGTACATAGTCCACGTTCCACAGTTTGCGCACATGGCGCAGCATTTGTACGTTCATTCGCTTTCTCCTTTTTGTGAATCGTGCCTGACAACCCGAAGGTTGTCAAGCGTTGGACATTATTACACTTCTGCGTAGGCAACGTCAAACAGGCTAGCGAGCACGGAGCCAGCCCCGTATGTGCGCAGAATGTTCAGGTGATCTCTGAGAACCTCGGCATCGCGCAGCTTCTTGTTGCTGATGTAGCGCCGCGCAAGCGCAGGCTCCTCGGGGTACACGGACTCGCAGATCAGCTCGGCAAGGTAGCCGGGGTAGCCAGCCAACGCGTCTTGGATCGCCTCCTCAACGTCGTCTTCTTCAGTCCAGCCATCGGCAAACTTCTGCGTGCCATAGGGGAAAGAGCTGACACTGGTCGTCAAAGAGGCTGGGGTGTCGGCGTAGTAGGCATGCCATTGGTCTGCCCAGTGGCTCTCCACAGCCAGCGGGTCACGGGATGTGGGCAGCTTGTCCCATGCGATCTGCACCACGCGGTCAGCCAGAGCCATGAAGTGGTAGATGTCGAGCGACTCCCTATCGGAGTGCTCGTGGTCATAGCCAACGCTTATGTTGGTGCACTCGGGGATGAAGCTTGTGAACTCGGCAGTGTCGGTGTAGACCCCTGTGCTGTCGGGCAGGTACATGAGCCTGTCGTCCACGTTGAGCGTGTCAGCAAGCGCATCGGCAAACGCATCGGAGCAGCAGCGGCCATAGCCCTGGTGGGTGATGACGGAGTCGATACCCCGGCGGTCGAACGCGATGGCACGGTCGAACTGCTTGAGCAGGTCTGCGTGATCCTTGGCCAAGTGCTTGGCCCCGATGCCGCCGCGCTCCTCCCCCTGCGTGAAGACATAGTACCCGGGCACACTGCTGCACAGCAGGTGCATGAGCATGGCACAGCCAGCGCCATCGTCAGCGCCCAGTGGTGCACCCTTGGCGTACCACGTACCGTGCGCCTTGATGAACTTGTTGGGGCCGTCCTCGTGGTGCACAGTGTCAACGTGTGCAACGAATAGTGTGCGGTTGTGTGTGCCACGGCGTGCGTCAATATGCACGTTGCCAGCGGCGTCGATGGTCAGGTCGAGATGGCGTGGGATGTTGTCACACAGCCAGCCTGTGAACAGTGACGCGCCTTCTCCTCCGTGAGGTCTTTTCAAAGATAGGGCGCGGCACAGAGTCTTGTGAAGCATGGATTGTTTGCGCATGGGAATTACTCCTCAGTGTTGAACAGCTCGTCTTGAGCAGGGGTGTGGTCAGGGTGGTACTTCTCGCCGTCTACGAGCACATAGTCGGTGTTGTCCGAATAGTAGTTGCTGGACGCATAGCACATCCATGCGTCGTCGCAGTGCACCCAGCCCTCGTCCACAGTCTCGACGCAGTTGTTGATGTAGTGGTACTTGTCGTCGTAGTCGCAGTGGATGATGTCCGAGTCGTCGATGTGGTACCACTCATCGTCATCGTCACACCGCACAGCGTTGTCAAGGTGCGTGTAGTCACCGTTGGCCAGCTCAACAATGTCGTTGTCACCGAGGTAGTCGCTGTCGTACCAGCTACCATCGACCTCAACCGCGTCCTCGTTGGGCACGTAGTACTCGTCACCCCTACGTCCGATGGCGTAGATGTAGTCGTTGTCGCAGCACGACTCGCACACAACATGGTCGCCGTGGTAGCCGACACTGCGCATGTCGTCCTCGTCGC